AATTAAGATAAGATAACAGGAAGAATACATACAGAGATTATGGCAATAGCTAAACTAAATTACAATGCTTTTTAAGGTATCTCTTAGACACGGAAGATGAGTGCAGATGCCTATGTCATCATGGTGTACCCACAAAAACATAGCTGTGCTAGTATATATATATATACCACTGTGACATAATTACCAAAAAAACTAAGGTATCTTTTTAGTGGGGAGTTACATATAGTATATATAATATATATAAGTTACTCTTAGACATCTTAGATATCTTAGACTAATAAGTACTATATTTCTTATACTACTACTACCATATTCTTATATATAATATATATATATATATATATAATAAGAAGAAGAATCTTTCTGAAAGAAAATTCTTGCAATAAAATAGAAACTACGTTATACTGAAATCTTAGGAGTCCTCTATGCAACCAAATATCCATGATGAAGTAACTAACAATGCAGTTTTAGACTATATGGAGCTACACCAGCATTTAAGCGAGAAAGTAGAAGCAGAAGCAAAGATAGATTTTATTACATTTGTACGTTTAATGGCTCCCAAACTCATCTCAGACTGGAAGATGGGGAAGCACATTGAGGTTATCTCAGAAAAACTAAGACAATTAGAAAGTGGAGAGATAAAACGTCTCATGGTTTTTCTTCCTCCACGTTCCTCGAAGTCTGTAATCTGTTCTAAACTCTTTCCTGCTTGGTATATTGGTAGAAATCCAGCACACGAGATACTAACTGTGTCTCATAGTGACCAGTTGTCTAGTGATTTTGGTAGAAGTGTAAGAGATTTAGTGAATGAAGAGGACTTTTCTAACATTTTTGCAGGAGTTGCTTTAAGAAGTGACGTTAGAGCTGCAGGAAAATGGAAAACAACACAAGGTGGAACGTATTATGCTGCAGGTGTGAGGTCTCAGATAGCAGGTCGTGGTGCACATATTGCAATATTAGATGATGTTATGTCTGAAGAAGACTCTTATTCAGAAGCAGGACGTAGATATATTAAAGAATGGTATCCTGCAGGACTAAGAACACGTATTATGCCTAACGGAAGTATTCTTATTATTAATACAAGGTATCATTATGATGATTTATGTGGGTGGTTGCTTAAACAACAGGAAGATATGTCTGAATATGCAGTTATTCCTTGGGATGTAGTACGTATTCCTGCTTGGGTAGATGATGAAGCAGCAAAACTACTAGATTTACCTGTAGGTTCTTCTTATTTTCCTGAATGGAAACCAGATGAGGTGCTAAAAATAGATGAAGAAGAGATAAGAGCCTCTAATGGTAGCAGATATTGGGAAGCTCTCTACATGCAGAACCCAACACCAGAAGAAGGTGGTCTAATTAAAAAGAATTGGTTACAATATTGGGAACATGATGACCCTCCTACCTGTGATTTTATGATTCAAACATATGATACTGCATTCTCTACTAGTACTACAGCTGATTACAGTGTAATACAAACTTGGGGTATCTTTTCTATGTATGACCAAGATGAATTTGGAGATGAAGGTTATCCTGCTAACTTAATCTTACTAGGAAACATACGAGGTAGGTTTGAGTATCCTGTGCTAAGACGCATGGCTCAAGATTTGTACAGTAAACACATGCCAGATATTTGTATTGTAGAAAAAAAAGCATCAGGTCAGTCTCTTATCCAAGATATGAGAAGAGCAGGACTACCAGTTAAAGAATATCTACCAGATAGAGATAAAGTATCTAGGGTGTATGCAGCTTCACCTATGATTGAAGCAGGTAGAGTATGGTTACCTAAGAATAAAAGGTGGGCAGATGATTTAGTAACAGAATTATTACAGTTTCCTAATGCTGCTCATGATGACCAAGTAGATGCTTTAACTATGGCTATTCACTACATGAAAGAGTCGTGGCATTTAGAACATCCTGAAGACCCATACTATGAAGATGAGCCAAGAAAAAAAAGAGTTGCGTACTGGAGAATATGATGCTATACTGGAATTTAAACCAAGGAGTATACTATGAATAAGTTATGGATAAAGCCAAAAATAAAAGAAATCAGAGTAGGTTTAGAAATTAATTGTTATGCGTGTGCTGAGATTTAATGGCAACTGAAAAAAATCCTTTTGAACAAATGAGACCAGCAGCTGAAAATATTATTCAGTTACCTTCTCAAACAGAACAACCACAGACAGGAGACCCAACCTTTGAGTTGGAAGATGATGGTGGTTTAACAGTTGACTTTTCTTCCACAGAAGAGAATACAGAGATGGGAGCATCAACTGAAATAGGAGAATGGTATGGTAACTTAGCAAGTAATATAGATGAAGACCTTTTAGAAGATATAGGTAATAATGTTTATGAGAATTTTATTGCAGATAAAGATTCTAGGTCTGAATGGGAGTCTATGTTTGAAAGAGGTTTTGATTTATTAGGTTTAAAGATACAAGAAACAACAGAACCTTTTGAAGGAGCATGTACAGCAGTTCATCCTCTATTAATTGAATCTGCAGTTAAGTTTCAATCAAAAGCATCACAAGAATTATTTCCATCTAAAGGACCAGTCAAGGCACAGATACTTGGTAAGGTAACTCCTGAAAAAGAAATACAAGCAAATAGAGTTCAAGACTTTATGAACTATCAGGTAACAGAACAGATGCCTGAATACTTTGATGAATTTGAAAGAATGCTTTTTCATTTACCTTTATTAGGTTCAGCATTTAAAAAAATATATTATGATGAAACATTAAAGAGACCTGTATCTGAGTTTGTTCCTATAGACCAGTTCTATGTTTCTTACTATGCAAGTAATTTAAGTAAAGCAGAAAGATACACACATTTAATTTATCGTAACCCAGTAGATTTAGCAAAAGAAATACGTAATGAAGTATACTTAGATTTAGATTTACCTGACCCACAAAATCCAACACAAACTACATTAGCAGAAAAGATGAACACAATAATTGGTTTATCTCCTAGCTCAGACATTGACCCACAATATGTATTATTAGAGCAGCACTGCTATTTAGATATTAAAGATTCAGAAAGTGAAGAAGGAGAGTCTTGTCCTTACATTGTAACAATAGAAGAACAATCTAAAAATGTTTTAGGTATTAGAAGAAACTGGAAACCTACTGATAAAACTAAAACTAAGAATTTACATTTTGTACATTATCGTTTTGTTCCAGGATTTAGTTTCTATGGTTTAGGACTAATGCATTTCTTAGGTAATATAACAATGACTGCAACTGCAGCTATGAGAAGTTTAGTTGATGCAGGACAATTCGCTAACCTTCCAGGTGGTTTTAAAGCTAAGGGTGTAAGAATGGTTGGTGACAATGAACCTATAGCTCCAGGAGAGTTTAAAGAAGTAGAAGCACTAGGTACAGATTTATCTAAAGCTATTGTACCTTTACCTTACAAAGAACCTTCAGGAACTTTATTTCAAATGCTAGGGTTTATGACTGCAGCAGGACAGAAGTTTGCAGATAGTACAGAACAAGTAATTGCAGATGGTTCTAACTATGGACCAGTAGGAACAACAATGGCATTGTTAGAAGCTTCAAGTAAGTTTTTTACTGCAATACATAAACGATTACATAAATCACAGAAAGATGAGTTTAGAATCTTAGCTCAAATAGACCACGACTACTTACCAGAAGAATATCCTTATGATGTTCCTATGGCAGAAAGAAATATTTTTAAAGAGGACTTTAATGGTAAAGTTGATATTATACCTGTTAGTGACCCTAATATTCCTTCTAATGCTCACAGACTTATGTTAGCTCAGATGGCATTACAGATGGCACAACAATCTCCACCAGGAATGTTTAACTTAGAAGCATTAAATAGAACAATATTAAATGCATCTAATATTCCTAATGTAGATGAAATACTACCACCTAAAGTAGAACCACAAGAAATGGACCCAGTATCAGATATTCTTGCAGCTTCAAAAGGAATGCCTATTGCAGCATTTCCAGGACAAGACCATGAGTCACATATTACAATAAAGATGTCTTATTTAAATGACCCTCAGAATGGTGCTAATCCTGTTATGGCAAAGTTACAACCTATCTTAGCATCTAATATACAAGAACATTCTGTAATGAAATATCAAGAACAAATTAATGGTATGACACAACAGAAGTTACAAACTAAAGTATCTCCAGAGCAAGCACAAAATCCTGCAGTAGTACAAGGAGCAATGGCAGAAGCTGCTCAAGAAGTATTAAATGCAAATATGGCAATGGGTAAAGTAGAATCTCCTGAACAACAAATGGTAGATTTAGAAAAACAAAAAGTATTATTAGAACAAAAAAAATTAGAATTAAAAGCTATGCAAGATAATGCTAAAGCAGTACTAGAAGCTCAAAAGTTAGAAATGGAGCAAAGTGAACTAATGTTAAAAGTTGCTGACCAAGCACAAACAAAACAATTTAAAGCACAAAAAGCTCAAGCTGATAGATTATCTAAACAACAAATAAAAGCATTAGATAGTTTAATGAATATGTCTATTGAAGAAAAGAAACAAGAAACAGAACAAGATAAGATAACAAGTACAGAAAAAATAAAAGCAGCTGAACTTTTACAAAAAATGTCTAGCACTTCTTAATGGACATTTTTGACGAAATTATCAAACGATATGCTGATGAGATTCAAAACTTAAAGAATACATTGGCAGATGGTAATGCAGACTCCTATGAAAGTTATAAACAATTAGTAGGAACTATCACTGGTATAGAATGGGCACGAACCCAGTTTATTGAAACTTTAAAACAACGTAATTATACAGAAGAGGATTAATATGCAACAAGTACATGTAGGTAAAGCAATAAAAAATGATGTGTGGATAACAAAGAACAAACAGGAAGACCCAGATATTTTACCTGAATTACCAGGTTATCATGTTTTAGTTAGACCTGTAAGTATAAAACAAGAAACTAAAGGTGGAATTCTATTGCCAGATTCTACTAGAGAAGACATGGCATACTTAACAACAGTAGGTAAAGTAGTAGCTATAGGTGACTTAGCTTATGTAGATAAAGAAAAATTTACTAAAGGACCTTGGTGTAAGATAAATGATTATGTATGTTATGGTAAACATACAGGTCAAAAAATAAAATATAAAGGTATTAAATATATTTTATTATATGATGACCAAATAATTATGAGAGTTGAAAGTCCTAAAAATTTAGACCCAACATTTAATTTAACATCTAGTTCAAATTAAATTTCTTTAACTAAAAATTATATGATATAATAAATTTAAACGTAAATACGTTTGTCTCGTAAACAACGGAGGTAACATGACAAAAGAAGAAAACTGGGAGAAAATAGAAACTCCTGTAAAAGAAGAAGAAGAAAAAATAGAAGTAGAAGTAGAAAAAGATGATGCTACTCCTTCTTCAGTAGAATNAAAAGCAGAAGCACCAGCAGAAAAAGAATTAGAAGGTATTGAAACTAAAGGTGCTCAAAAAAGAATAAGACAATTAATTAAACAAAGAAAAGATAAAGAAGACCAAGTTGCTCAATTAGTACAACAAAACGAACAACTACAAAACTTAGTTAAACAAAGAGAAACAGAATTTACTTCTGTTAATCAAAAAAATTTAGAAGTAACAGAAAAACAATTAACTGATAAATTACAAATGGCTCGTACAGCATATAAGAATGCTTATGAAGCAGGTGACCAAGACAAACTTTTATCAGCTCAAGAGATGCTTAATGAAGCTCAAGTTGATTTAAAGAATGTTAATGTTACAAAAGAAAGATTTAAAAATGTGCAACAAGCACCAAGACAGCCTGTCGCATCACCACAACAATATCAACAACCAGTACCAGCAGGAGACCCTAAAGCACAAGACTGGGCAAAAAATAACGAATGGTTTGGTAAAGATAATGTAATGACTGCATCAGCTCTAGCAATAGATGCTGAATTAAAAGCAGAAGGTTATGAAACTGGTGATGATGAATTTTATCAGGAAGTTGACAAAAGAATTCGAGAAGCATTTCCTACAAAGTTTCAAGAAGTGCAAGAGAATAATCGGCAGCAGGGTACGTCAAGACCTGCTCAAGTAGTAGCAGGAGCATCACGTTCTACTCCTAATTCCAAGAAAGTTAGATTATCTAAAGATGAAGTTAATATAGCTACTAAATGGAATATACCACTTGAACAGTATGCTCAAGAGAAAATGAAAGCCACACAGGCTGATGGTGAGTATACAACAATTAATATGCAACGTGGAGGTAAATAATGATAACACGAGCAAATACACGTAGTTCACAACTTAGAGAAAACAACATTAAACAAGAAACTGAATATACATTTGAAGAGCCTAATGCACTTCAAATACCAGAAGCAGTTGAAGAACGCTACGCCAGCGAAGGCATATCTTTAGGATGGTTAAGAATAACTCTTAAAGGTCAAGAAGATTATGCACATATAGGTAGAAAAATGCAAGAGGGATGGCAGTTTGTTGATAGTGATGAAGTACCTGAGATGGGAGCAACATCTATCGTGAGAGATGAAGGTCGATATAAAGGAGCTGTCTGTCGTGGAGACTTAGCGTTAGGTAAAATACCTACTGGACGTATCGAAGCAAGAAAGGCACACTATAAGAATAAGGCTGACAAATTAATGGAAGCTGTTAACTCTCAACTTATGAGAGGTAATAATTCTAGGATGCCAATCAGTAACTCAAGTAAAACTCAAACAATCAGAGGACGAACTCCTAAATTTCAAGAGTAAGTTCTCTATATTTTCATAGGAGAAAATCATGGCACATGCTAAAGCATTTCAAGGTTTTGTTCCTGCGAGAAAAAAGGGTGGAGCTTACAACACTGGTTCTTTCACAGAAATTTTTTCACCTACGTCAGGTGGAGCATGTAATAACAACATATTTTCTGGAGACCCTGTTGTACTTCCTGGTGCAAACTTTGCAACCATTTCACCTTTTATCGCAGCGACATTAAAACCTTCAGGAGTATTTGCTGGGTGTTCTTATGTCCTAAATGGCGAACAAAAGTTTAGTCGTTATTGGGGAACAGGAACTTCAGCAGCTGGTTATTCAGATGTTAAATTTTTTATAATCAATGACCCTGACCAAACTTATTACATTCAATGTTCATTATCACTTTCAGCAAATGAATTAATGGTAACTAAAAACTATAATGTTACAGTTAGTTCAACTGCTAGTTCTGGTAGTACAATAACTGGACAATCAAGTTACTACTTAATGTCTTCCTCAGGAGCTGAAACAGAACTTGCTGCAAGAGTAATAGGTAAGAAACGAGACGGAGAAGAGACTGACGATACAGATGCTTTTCCAATCGTTGAAGTATTTTTAAACACGCACAGAGACAGATACGTCACTGCAACTGCGTCAACAGCATAAGGAGAATAAGATATGGCTATAAATAGAGCTAGTATTAGCAAAGAACTCCTTCCTGGACTGAATGCAGTTTTTGGGACGGAGTATGGACAAGTGGCTGACGAACATGCACCACTTTTTGAAGTAGAAAACTCAGATAGAGCTTTTGAAGAAGAAGTTTTATTTACAGGGTTTGGCACTGCACCTACTAAAGGTGAAGGTGAATCCATTTCTTACGATAACGCACAAGAAAGTTATACAGCTCGTTACGACAACGAGACTATTGCTTTAGCTTTTGCAGTTACTGAAGAAGCAATGGAAGATAACCTTTACGATACTTTTGCAAAGTTAAGAGCAAAAGGTTTAGCTAGAGCAATGGCAAACACTAAGCAGGTTAAAGCTGCTAAAATCTACAACAATGGTTTTAGTACAGCAGGTGCTGATGCAATAGGAGATGGTCAACCATTCTTTAGTGCAGCTCACCCAACAATATCTGCAGGTGTTCAAACTAACACTGCAACTGCAGCAGCTTTATCAGAAGCAGCTATTGAGACTGCAGTAATACAAATTCAGAAACAAGAAGATGATAGAGGTATCTTAATTGGTGCTCAATCAGTATCACTTCATGTTCCTACAGATTTGATATTTACTGCTAATCAAATATTAGGAAGTGACTATTCAACTGCTATTGGAGTTAATCCAACAACAGCAGCAAATGGTGCTACTAATGTTAATGACATCAATGCTATTAAGAGTATGGGAATGATGCCAGGTGGTATATTTGTAAACAGAAGGTTTTCAGATACTAACGCATGGTTCATTAAAACTGACATACCTAATGGTACTAAGATGTTTAATAGAACTCCTCTACAAACTAAGATGGAACCTGATTTCGATACAGGTAACCTTAGATTTAAAGCCAGAGAAAGATATTCTTTTGGAGTATCTGACTGGAGAGGTTGGTTTGGTAACGCAGGTGCGTAAGCATTAATAACTTAGGGAGGGTAGTATCCACATATCCTCCCTAACTTTAAGGATTTAATATGGCTAATAATATTACAAGTAAATTTTTATCTGGCACTGGTGTTATTGTAACAACAACTAATATTACAAGAGTAGTAGCTATCCATGCATATTCTACTATAGCAGGTACATTTGCATTATCAGATAGTACTGGAGATAAGATAAAATTTCAAGTTCCTGCAAGTGGAACAGCAGATATTTATATAGGTGACCAAGGCGTAAGCTTTAGTGCTACAGTTAGTGTATCTACACCTAATGGTGGTGGCGTAACATTATTTGTAGGATAAGAGTATGCCTAACTATGCATATCTTAAAACAGATATAATAAACACAACAGAGAACGATTCAGCTGAGTTTGAGAATCAAATTCCTTTTTTAATTGAGAAAGCTGAAATACGTTTAACAAAAGATTTAGATGATGTAGGACTAACTGAGTTTAGTTCTTTTTCTTTTACAGCTTCTAATCCTGTAGTTAGTTTACCAACTGACACAAGAATTATAAGAAGTGTAAATTATAAGACAAGTGTATCTTCTAATATAACAACTCTTCTACAACGACCTTATGAGTATGCTATAGATTACTTTCCTCATGCAAGTGCATCTACAGGTACTCCTAGGTATTATTCCAGAAAAACACAAACAGCTATTTATGTAGTACCAACTCCTGCTTCTACTTTAACAGGAGAAATATCGTATGTGCGTAGACCAATAGGTTTAGCTAGTGCAACAGGTACAAGTGTAACTACATCTAATTACTTTAGTGAGTTTTGTTATGATGCATTATTTTATGCATGCATGATGGAAGCAGCAAGGTTTAATAAAAGTTCAGAAGATTTACAACTATATCAAGGTGACTATGTAAATGCAGTAGAAGGTTTACGTAATCAAGCAAGAAGGTCAAGACAAGATAATATGGAGACTGCAGGTAATCCTAGTGGTGGTCCTAATGTTTTAGTTAAAGGAGGTAACTAATGACAATAGGTAGGTCAAGTATTAAAATGCAATTAACTGATAGATTAAAAAATAAAGTTACAAAAAAGAAAAAGAAAAAAGTTAAAAAGAAAAAGGTAATGAAAACATAATGGCAGGTATATTTAATACAAGAGCATTAACAAGATACCTAGGTAAAGCAAGTAAATCTATAGTTAAAGAAATAGATGACTTTGCAGAAAAACCTGAGTCTTATACTGCAAAAAGTATTTCTAGAAAAGCACAAAAAAAATCTGGTGCTACTCGAAAAGATATGAATAAAGTATATAAAGAATATGCTAAGCTATATGAAAGTATGAATCCTGAAGCAAAACCAAAACAAATAAAAAGTGCTGCTATGAGTGCTGTTTTAAAACAAGCTGAAGAAGGTAATCTTACTCCTTCTAAAGTAGGTTCATTAGTAGAAGAAGAAAGTTATACATATAGAGTTCCTCAAACACAAGAATTAATAACATTAGGAACAGATAGAACAAGAGAAGGATTAGGAGCTCCTACAGTAGAATCTGTTTTTAGACCTGGAGTAGCTCAGTTAAAAAACCCTAGTCCTGCTATGAGTCCTTTTTCAAAAGTTAGTGGTGCAGATGATATTAGTACAAGAGTAAGATTATCAGATGAGTTAGGAAATCTACAAGAAGATTTAGGTGCTATTGGAGGTACTACATATGTACCAGCTAAAGATTTACCAGGTGCTCCTCTTGGTACAGGAGGTCCATTTGTTAAAAAACAAAATCAAATACAAGAGTCTTCTTTATATGATACACCAAATGAAGAAGGTATATTTGAATCTATAGGTTCTACACCAAGAACTGTTACAGGTGAACAAAGAAGTATAGGTGGACCTGAGTTTAATCAAAAAGAATTTAAAGAATTTATTTTTAATAAACAAACTGGTCTTTTAAAAAAAATACGTGATATAAATAAAGTTGCAGATGGAAAAGAATTTAAACAAGAAAGAAAAGCAAATTTAGAGATTGGTAATATACTTGCTGATTTAGCAAATAGAAAACAAGGTGAAGTTAAAAAAGTTGCTAAGAAAGGTAAAGATGGTAAAGTCTTACGTGGTAAAGATGGTAAAATAAAATATGAAAAAAAATATGTAGCTTTCTCTCAAAATAATCCTAAAAATTGGAATCAAGTTGTAGGTGGTGTAGCATTAAAAGATGAGTTAGCTAATTTTTTAGAATCTGCTGATTTTAAAACACTTGTTGCTGGTAAAAAACCAGGAGATAATACTATAACAGCATTTGATAAACTTATGAAAAAAGTTGGAAGTATTGAAGATGCTGAAAAGTTTGCAAAAAGACCTCGTGTACAAACTGATAAATCAACAGTTATAGCTCCTTTATATAAAACATTAAATGATTTATTAAATAAACCTCAATATCAAGTATCTGAAAAAGTGGCTAAAGGTATTGGTATTAGTAGATATAAAGGTAAAGATGCTATAGGTAATTTAATACCTTATTCAAAAGATAATTATATAGATTTAGTTCTTAATGCTATAGCAAAATCAGAAGGTAAAAAAAGAACTCCTAGTCAAACAACAGAATTAATTAAACTATTAAGTCAAACAACAGATGGAGATAATGTAGGACAAACTTTTAAATCTCCAATGGAAATAGTTTATAATCCAAAACAAAAACAAATACAACGTGTAAGAAAAGATTTAGATAAAGAAACAGATAGAACTACTGAATTAACAGGTACTGATAAAGATATTCTTGAAGATTTAGATACACCTAAAGATGTTTATGATGCAGATGTATTTAATCCAGCTGTACCAGAAGCAGGCATGGTAGGTAGTTTTAGTGAAACAGGAGCAGGTATTACTTCATTATCACCAACAAAAGGTGGACCAGATATAAAAAACTTTTTAAGAAAAAATGTTAAAGATTATAAAAGTTTACCTACTGAAGAAAAAGCAATAATTCAATTAGCTACTAGAGCATATAGAGCTGCTAAAAAAAGAGCTAAAGAAGCAGGCTATGATAATTTTAGAGCTGAAGAATATGCAGAACAAACAGCATTAGCTACTATCACAAAAGATTTAAGAGACCCTAGTAAATCTAAAATGTATTCTCCAGAAAAAATGTTAGCAGCATCTGATACAGAACAAGCAGCATTTACATCTCCAGATGTAGGAACAGGACCTAGTTTTTCTGGACTTGATTTACAAAATCCTAATGTAAGAATAGGTGCAGATGAGATAAATGCACCCTTTACAACTTTTAAACCTTTAAATGTAAAAGAATATACAGAACTTTTAACAGGTCCTCCAAAAATAAAAGCAACTGTAGTAAGTGCATTAAGTGAGTTTTTAGAAAGTCCTGAACTTTATAAGGATAAAATAAAACAACAAGATTATTTAGATGTTCTTAAAGATTTAATGGGTACTAAACTAGGTCTTAAAAAACGTAATCCTACTAAAAAAGAACAAGAAGAATTAAAAAAATCTACAGCAAAACTTAATAAAATTTTAAATAATATAGAATTAAAAAAAGCTACAGAAAATAAAAATGCTGCTGCTAAAGTTATAGCAAAACTAGAACGAAATAAAAAATTAATTAAAGAAGGTTTTGAAGATGAAGCAGAACTTCTTACACCTGAAGAAAAAAAATTATATACTAAAGCTGTAGAAGCTGAAACAATAATACGAAAAAAAAATACAGGTGGATTAGTAGGGTTAAAACAAAAGAAAAGTTTTATTCCTAAGATTATTCAAAATAAAAGTTTAAGAGAAAAAAGACAAAATAAAAAACCTAGAGGTGTTGGAGCATCACTTAGAGGATGGGGAGCAGTAAATGCCTAAGAAAAGAAAAAGAACAGGTACAGGAATGAAAGGCATGACTATTGGTAAGGGTGATAAACGTCCTACTAAAAGTGGTGCAGGATTAACTGCTAAAGGTGTAGCTAAGTATAGAAGAAATAATCCTGGTAGTAAATTAAAGACAGCAGTAACTGAAAAAAAACCTACAGGTAAAAGAGCTTCAAGAAGAAAGAGTTATTGTGCTAGGTCTGCAGGACAAATGAAGAAGTTTCCTAAAGCAGCTAAGAATCCTAACTCAAGATTAAGACAAGCAAGACGTAGATGGAGGTGCTAACTGTCATATTTAATTAGTAACATACCACATTTTAAATGTTGGGTACGTAAAGAGTTTACACATAACCATTTAAAATATCATGGTGAGTTCTTACATGGAATAGCATTTGCAGTTAATACAATACCAGATAGATGTTTATCGTTTCAAGTTATGTTTACTGGTATAGATGAAGAAGATAATATACATGGTGGTGCAATGTGGGCAAGGATGCCAATTACAGCATTAGTAGCAGATGAAATACTAGATGAAGCTCCAGAAAGAATGGATACACATTTAGCACAACCTTGGGATTGCTCATCAAGAACACATACTGTAGTAAAGCTTGATTTATTAACAGCAAGTCCTTGGATGTGTAAGATAGATAATGAATTTTATAAAGGTAAGTATATGTTTACAGTTGACTTTACAGATAGTGATATAAGTGATTGTCCTGCACAACATAAACAAAACCATGTAATACAATTAATTGATGCAGGTAAATGGACAGGTAATATAATATCTTTACCTAATAATAGAGTTAGAGCAACAAGTCCTGCTTTATGGGTAACAGGTGAAGGTGCACCAGACTTTAGACCAAGCCAACATATTCATGCAGCAGAAATACACGACAGTTACACAGACCCAGAAATAACTTTTAATAATTTATACAAGGAGACTAAAAATGGTAGGACAAATGAAAACAAAGTACGCAGCAAAAGGAAAGTTAATAGGAAGAAAAGCAGGTA